TTAACAATTTGAAAACAGTGTGTTTAAACTGCACAGTTGAGATCAAGAAGTCTGATTTGCCCTGGCGGCCAGGCGACCTGATGCCTGATTTATAACAGTTTGTATTTGCTTGTACAGTGAGTCAATGCTGGAGTTGTTGTGCAACACAAAATCAAAGTCAGTACCCACCCAGGCTGTTTCGCTAGCATGAATGCCTTCCGTCTTTAGCCAGGCCCGTGCTTTGACATCACCCTGATTTGCTTTGGCAGCAATATCAGTCCAATGTGGTTGAACACCTCGCTCAATACGGAGTATAATGCCGCCCGAGGCACGTAAGGATTTAATTTCGTTGGGAAAACGGCAGTCGCTGATCACAACATTGTCTTCACTGTTACGCAGTTTGTTTTCTAAACTGGCAATCCAAATATCATCATGGAATCCGGACCGACACACTTCTGTGCCCCATAGCTGTAGCATTAAACGTGGCGTCAAGTTGGGCACGTTTAAACGTTTGGCCCACCATGAATCCACCTGTTCTCTCCATTCTCGAGCCTGTGCTGTTCGTCCTTCTAGCAGGGTACGATCCCACCCAAACACCTGTGCCACTGCATCTTTAAGGCTGTTGGCAAAACTTTCACGCCTGTACTCGTGGAAATTCACCAGGTAGTCTGCAACAGTATCTTTGCCAGATCCAATAAATCCGCATACGCCAATGATCATGATAATTCCGTTACATTTAAATGTTTGAGTGTGGTTTGCAACAATTCAATTTGTCTACGGCAGTCTTCTAACGCATGATGACTTGTAGGCGGTTTGGGCAGTCCTGGCCATAAAGCAAATACTGTTCTTGAATCTCTAACTGCATAAAACTGCCACGGAATTGGTTTTCCGTAACTTTTATAAGCATGTTCCAGGATGTTCATGTCATATGTGGGACCTTGTGCCCAAACACGATTGCTTTGCCAAATTAGCCGGCCCAACTCATCCAATGCTTGGTCTAACGGAATTCGGTCTTGTTCGTGAAATGCTTCATCACGTGCTGCCGCAGGTTGAGTTGCCCACCAGTCAATTGTGCCTTGTTGGATTGATCTATTTTCTTGGCTCTCCAGTGTGATACGAGCATAGTACTTGCGCTCATTGTATCCGGAGCCCAATGGATCAAAACTCTGGGCCGCAATGGTTAGTATTGTGGTGTCAGGGCCGGTACCTAAACCTTCTAAGTCAATCATTAAATCTGCCATGTGTTATTATAACACACAACAACGTAATATGCAACAGATGTTTAACCGATTACCCAACTCAGTGGCTGTGAACCATCCACATAGTTCTTGAGATCTACTAGCAGTGCTTCCATTTGCGCTGTGGCTTCACTTTTCATTGCGGTACCGTTTAAGGTGCCGCCACCCTGTGGACCAGCAATGGTGCCAAATTTCTCACGTGCTTCGCCAATGATCATTTTACAGTTGGCCACCATGTAGTCACGGATCCATTGGCTGATTTGAAAGTCACTCAGCAGGTTGAACTCGGGTTTCAAGTTGTAGGTCCAAAGTAACACATTCTCGCCAGTGCCTTTTGGGTCGCGAATAATCTGCAATTTCTTGGTCACAGGATTCCAAGTGAAGTTCATGTAGCCGCCAAACATACGTGCGGCCAGTTCAACATACTGGCTGTAGAAGTCGTAAGTGGCCAGGCCGCCTGCCACGTTGAAGTTCATTAGATAAACGTTGACACTGGCTTGTGAGAACGGATCAAAGTTTGACGAAAACGGACCAGCTGAATCGCCAAACGTTCTACGGAAAATTTGTCGAACCTGGATGGTTTCTTGCGGCAAGGTATAGATGTTTACATCCTTAACCAACTCCATAAAGGTATAACTTTCTTCATACGCACCCTGAGCACGTTGACGATACACACCTATTGTTTTTTGGTATGCAGCTTCATAATGTTCTGCATCCAGTTCAAGGTCAATGATCTGTGAAGCCAGTTGTAACTGCACATATTCAATGAGATTTTGTTTCAGTGTGTCAAGACTTGATTGTTCTTCAATTGCCATCGTAAACTCCGTTGTTTATATTTATGGTCTTAATCGAATCTGCTTTAATGTTAAATGTACTGGTTGAATTCTTTGCTTTGTTAAACGACACTATGGTGTGTGCATCTACATTTTCTGGGCAAAACTTGCACTGTTCAACGGGATCATCAATTCTATCAATAAATTGTCGACCCCGTGTGGCAAACTCGTCAATTGTAAGTGGTTTGTATCTGCGTAATCCACTCAGCAAGAAACGATCGTGCTCGGACAGATCAAGAGGATATTGCTTATCAAATTCTGGCAACAGTCCGGCTGGACCACATTTGTACAACTTGGCCCAGATAAAATGATAACTTTGAAACTTTTGAAAACCACAGTTTTCGTGTGCCACAATAGGGTCACTTTGATGCAGGGTAAGCTGGCCTTGATCATTGGTCACTATGGCTGATTTACTAAACTCAGTGTACACCCAAACATGTACATGCACACCGTTGCTGTCAACAAACGCATAGTCTGCACCCCAGGTTGCTCTGGTGCCATCGGACTTGAGTGCCTCTTTGCCTTCATAAAATGTTATGTCGCCTCTGAGAAACTTGCGTATCTCTTCAAAGTACTGTGGTAAATCTTCGATGTTATGCACACTGACACCTATCCAATTACCATCTTCTTCTCGGTAGTTTAACAGTGCTTCGTACAGGCCAGGCACATGGTTCAGGCGAGTGCCGTTGGTCAGTACATTTACTTTTTTACCCCACAAGCGATTGAGTCCAATGATCCAGTCGCATATGGTTGGATTTAACAGTGGCTCACCACCCAAGATAGTTACTCGTTGCAGTCGGACTTTTGTGGCCCACTCAGTGTACTGAGATTCATAGTCACTCCAACGTTGCCAACCTTTGAAGTCGTAATCATTGAATCTATTGCACTGTGGACAAGTTAAATTGCAAACATTGGTTATGTAAAACTCAATGTTTGGAATGTATATTCTTGGATCATCTGGGTGCTCGTCTGGAAAACGTGTAGGATATCGCATCCATTACTTACCAGCTCTTGAGTATGATCAAGTTCTCTGTGCCACGTCCGTTAAACGCAGTTTCTGTAGTGGTCAAGTCCTTGTAGATCTTCCTAGCGGCTGGCTTGCCTGCGGCTCCCAGGGCCTTAAGAACATCTGCAGGCTTGCGCACAGTCTTTTGCAGGCTCTCTACTGTGCTGAATCCAATCACGGAGTTTGACTTCACAGTAAATGCCTGTGTATAGCTGTCTGCCACAAGATGGATCAGCTTGCGTTTCTTAGTGTCATACAACCAGGCTTCTGCTTTGTCCACCAAACTTGCGGCCGGTAAACCTTTGAGCTTGAGCTCTGCAAATTCCATCACATGTTTGAACTTGGCAGCACGTTTCTCAGGTGGCACTACTCGAACTTTACGCGGCTTGCGTTCAACCTTTTTAATCTGCACGTAGGCACCGCAGTCCGAAATTACCAGTTCGCAGAACTTTACGCAATTCCGTAACTGCACCTTGCTCAAGAAACTGTAGCCCTGCACCAGGTCCGCATCCTTGCCTGACACTGCCGCATCAAATTCCTCTAACTTGCGTGTCCAAATTTGTTTAATGTCATTGACCATTTGCGGAGCAACATTCATTGAACGCATAAGCACCACAGGTTTGTAGTCTGCCGTGAGTTTGGCGCCGCTTGTGACAAACTCATCAAACAACCCGTCTAGTTCACCCGCACACTCTGACACCTTCTCTCGCAGTCGGTCCTGGATTGTGATTTTTGGCACTGCGTCATCCACTGCCGTTTCTTCCGCCACAGCATCTTGTTTGGATTCTAAGATATCTTTTAGCAAATTATCCAATTTGATCTGCTCATGCTCGTTGAGCTCTAGGCCCACCTGACTCATGCGGCATAGCCATCCGGTGGTCAGTCTGATTGAACTGTCCGGAATTTGTTTAAGGGTGCGCACATCGTTTTTACGACCATGTGTTTCTAAATAGTTCACAATCATTTCACGTGCGTCTTTTTTGCCGTAAAAGTAATTGTACCAACTGAACGCATGACTAAGAGCACTGATACGACCTTCGGTGGGTTGTGTTTTCCAAGTAGGCTCCATGCCCATGGCATTGGTATCTGCACTGCGTGGGTTTAGCGGTTTAACGGGTTTAGTTGCGATCATAATATTCCTTACTTAGTTCTGGGCAAGTGTTTTACAGCGTCAAAAAGTTTAGCGGCACGTTTAACGTCAAAATTTTTGTGTTTGTACATCCAGGCTTTTTTACGTTCTGCTGTTTCCAGTGCCTCTACCAGTTTCCATTTAGTGTCAAAGTCTGCAGACATTATTATACGGCTCATGTCCACAATGTCCAATGCGTACTCTACCCATTTTTCCGTAGCTTTTACTTTGTAATAGGAAGAATAAAAAGGTTTGCCTTTTGGGCCTGTGTACTTTGCTAAAAAGTTAACAGCTTTCATAACATACTCCTGGAGTGGTTAAGTGTGTATTATAGCAAAGATACATTTAAGTGTCAATCTTTTCTAAAGTGTTGTTTTTAGAACACAGTGTTGCAGATTGGGATAGTTCAGCCACCATAAATAACGTATGCCAAGATTGTCACTCTATCGCCCCAATCGCACCTCTGACTACAAGTTTCTGGATAGAACCATTGCAGAAATGTACACTGTTGGCGGATT